GTCCGCGCCGCCGTGCCGCCAGTGGCGAGAGCGGTCGCGGCGGACACGTCGGTGCCGCTGAGCGAACCGCCGCTCAGTGTCCCGCCGGAGGCCGGGAGCGCCGCATTGGCGGTCGCGAGAGCGGCCTCAGCAATGCTGGTGACGCCCGGGAGGATGCTTAATGCGTCTGCGGCTTGCAAGAGGGCGTTATTGGCCGTCGCCGCCACGGTGGCGACGCTTGCCTGCGAGCCCGCGCCCCCGTTTGTCGGCGTGACGACGGCGGCGGACACGTCGGTGCCGCTGAGCGAACCGCCGCTCAGTGTCCCGCCGGAGGCCGGGAGCGCCGCATTGGCCGTGGTTTGCGTGGCCGCCAGAACGCCGCCGTCGCCCACGGTGCCCGTCGTAGTGCCGATCATCGTCGCGGCGATCTGTGCCGCAGTCGGAGTGCCTGTCAGCCCGGCAACACTCTGCACTGCGCCCGAAGCGGAGAGCGTGCCGTCGCCCGCGATGCTGACATTTGCGCCCTGCTTGACGCCGCCAAGCACGGAAGATGTGGCCGCAGGAACGCTCAGGATGCCGCTGGACAGCACCAAGCCGGTTCCGGGGGTGATTGCCTGCGCCAGCCCGGCGGTGCCGCTGGTGCCAAGCAGCGCGCCTGCGGTGGCGGGGAGGGCGGACTGGATTGCGGCGATGCGCGCGGCGGTCTCTGCTGTCAGCGCGCCGCCATCGGCTACTGTGCCGGCCGTGGTCCCGACATTGAGCGTCGCCGCACCACCCAGATTGAGGCTGGCGCGGGCTTGCGCTTGAGCGGCCGATCCCTGCTGTGCAATCTCGCCGAGCCCCCGCTGGATCAGCAGTGGGCCAGCGGTCGGTGCCTGGGCAAGTGCGAGCGTCGGCCACAACGCGGCCAGGATAAGCGCGAGTCTTTTCATGATGATGTCCGGAAAGGAGCTACAGAGTCAGCCGGCGTACCATTGTGTCTGCGGCGATTGCGTCGTGAAGGAAATCCGGCTGCCGTCCGCGCCGACGATGAACGGCACATTGACCCCGAGGTCCTCGATCTGCGCACCCGCCGGCGGATAGATCGGTGCCGCATCGGCGGGGTCCCTGTTCTGCACGATGACTGTTCCGCTCGCGAACCCCACCGCAGGCAGGATGAATCCCGATCCGCTCGGCACGCTGGCGATGATGTTGGTCTGCGCCAGCAATGGAAGCGCGGTTGCCTGATTTGTCCCCGTTCCAACCAGTCCCGTGGCGACGCTGGTAGATCCAAACACCGGAACCCCCGTGCAAAACGTTATCGGCATGCCAAAACCGGGATTGGGCGGCGGCGGGCAAAGCTCCGAAGGGCGGCCGACAGTGAGCCCGAAGTGCCAGGTCCAGACGCGGCCGGACGCCCCCATTGCCGTGACGGCAATCCTGTAGACCCGCCCTGCAACACCGCCGCCGAACTGCGCCGTGATGACGCTGCCGTTGACGGCGAGATCGAGTGCCGCGAGCTCGCCCGATCCGCTCGGCGCGATGGCGAGCGAGATTGCGGCGAGGATGTCCCCGACATCGGCGAGTAGTGCCGTGACGTCGATCGAGTAGTCGAGATCGCATCCCGGCTGGGCTGGGGGGAAGATGCCGTCAAGGCGCTTCCATAGCGGCCTGCTGACCGGCAGCACGATGGTGCGGGCCATTGAAGCGGTCATCAGATCGCCGCCACCTGTTCCGGCCATGTCGGTGTGCCGCCGCCTTGCAGAACCGCAGCCTGGACGCTGAGGGCGTAGACGAGATCCCGCGATGCCCGGTACAGCGCCACGATCTGCGGTCCGGCGAGCGAGTGGGCATCGCCGGCGAGATCAGCGACCGGCAATGTGCCGCCGCCACCCGGCAGCCCGAGACCCGCCGCGAAGTCGCGCGCCAGGATGCCGACTTGCTCCACCACGGGGGGAGCAAGGGAGTAGACGGCGGAGGCGGCGGGACAGGACCGGCAGGTGATGGTGATGCCGGCCATGGCGCGGCTGGCGAACGCCGCGGCGGCCTGCTGGATGGGCGTGGGGCCTGATGGCAGCGGAGCCGGAACCGTCTCGCGCGCCACCAGGGCGCCGTCCTGGACGGCCCAGCCGCCGGGTTTCGCCATGTGGCTGTCCCATTGCTCCGGCGTGACCTCGATCAGGTCGGCCGGCTGCGGCAGGTCGGGATAGCTCAGCGCATCGGTATCGTACCAGCCCGTCACGGGTGCCGGTTGCGCGGCGGCATGGTCGAAGCGTGCATAGAGGGACATCCTCTACCACCCTATCGCGAGGAAGGATTGCGTGATCGATCCGCCCGTCCATCCGCTGCCGGTCCACGATTCGGCCCATCCCTGATAGCCGCTGACCGTTGGATTCGACGCGCCGTGCACCGTCGGGGTGCCTGATCCCCACGAACCCGCCGCCGCCTCTTCGCAGACGAGTACCTGAAAGCAGCCGTGCGGGAACGTGACCGGGAACGTCACGCTGCTCGGTGCGCCGATATTATTGCAGCCCCACTGGATGATCAGACCCGACGGCAGGTACTGCACGCCGGACACGCCAACACTCGCCGGGCCGGTCGTGACACCGAACTGCCCGAGGTTCACGGCTTGGCTGGACTGCGTCGCCGCCGCGACGGCGAACTGATAGTTCGCGTTGCCAGTCAGCGCCGCCTTGCGGTTCGCGAGGGCCTGCGCTGCCGCGTTGTCGACACCGATGCCGCCGTGCGAGGCGCCCGTCGCCTGCCCTTCGACGAGGTCGGTCTGCAGGATGCCGGGGACCGAGTTGGGCGTGTAGCTGGCGCTGTCGATTAGGGTGCCGCTCATCGGGTCTGCCTCAGTACGTGATCGTGTAGCTGCCCGCGTACGTGGCGGTGCCATTGAAGGTGAATGCCGGGGTCAGGGCATGGGTCCAAATCGGCACCGGCGCCGTGTGGAGCGCGACACAGGTCCAGACCGTGCCGGTGCCGTCCGTCACGGTACCGCCGACGGTCGTTGGCCAGGTCGGATGCGCGGATCCGGTGGTGCCGGCTGTCGTGCAGCACTGCACGTTGCCGTTGCTGTCCTTGATGATGGTGCCGACCGCCACGGCAGTGCTCGCCGACCACGCCGCCGTCACGACCCCGATGGAGATCGGGGTTCCGGTCGCGCCGGTATTCCCGAACAGGCCAAGTTCATTGACCGTTATGCCGGGTACCGCGCCGTAGTCGGTCGGCGTGATGGCGTAGCTGAACGTCACCGATCCGGCCGAAGGATAGGTGTGACCGGTGACAGCGTTGTAGTACTGCGCCGATCCGCTCAGCGCGGTGTCGCCCACGGCCGGTGTCGTGGTGCCGGATCCGAAGCCCATCAGGCTGACCGGCTGGCCGGTGACATCGCCGCCGGTGAGATGGGCCGCAGCAACCAGCGCCGCGTTCACGATGAGGTTGTGGCGGGCACAGATCAGCTTTCCATTCCGGTAGAGACGGAAGGACCCACGCATCTGTTCTTGCTCCTGTCGGGCTATGCGGTCGGCGTGCCGTTGATGGTGAAGCCGGAGTCCACGATCGCGGGCTGCGTGCCGCCGTGGGTCAGTCCGGTGTGGTAGAAGTGCGCGTTGTGGTACGGCGTCGTCTTCTTGACGTCGGTGATGGCCTGGATCGGCGCCGTGAAGGTGTCGGTGATCGGGATCGGACTATCGACGCCCGGGGCGCTGAAGGAATCCGCCAGCACGATCGCAGGATCGGAAAATGTATCAGTGAACTGCAGGGCATCGAGCCAGCAGCGTTCCGGCTTGAAGAACTTGATGGCACCGATCGCCTGCGCCTGGACGGAGGCCGGGATCGCTGCACCGCCACGCGGCATCACGACACGGAACACGGCCCAGCCCTCGTTGTCCGGCCAGGTGGAGCCTCCCCAACTGTCCTGGCCTTCGAGGATCTCGGCGCCGGAGAACCCCAGGCTCGCCATGATCGTGGTGATGGCGGCGGGTGTCCCCATCTTGGCATGCAGGCCGATCGCCTGCTGGATCAGCGTCCGCTGATCGCTGGTGCTGGCCAGCAGCGCCCACCACGGCGACGTCATATCGAACTGCCAGGCCAAGAACGGCAGGACCGCGGCCGGCACATTCTTGATCACGTAGACCAGGATCTGCGTCAGATCGATGCCGGCAAGCCGTGCCCCGATCTGAAGATGCGCCTGGGTCCGGACATCGTTGATGCTGCTCGGCGGGGTCAGGGTGCCGCTCATCTCGCGTGCCGCGCCTAGCCGTACTGCTTTTTGGTGCCGGTGACGAAGGTCAGGTTGATGGCGGTGCAGTTGCACCACTCGCCGTCGGCGAGCACGATCCTGCCGTCAGATCCGACGGTCGTTCCGCCCAACAGGCCGCCCGGGCCGACGGTATAGCTGACCACCCCGGAGACCGGAGAGACCGCCGTCAAGACGGTCCCGGCCGGAAGGTTCTGGGCTGCCCCGTTGGTCTGGGCGGTTATGGTAATCGTGGCGGTTTCCGATTCCTGGAATGAGATACTTCCCGTGCTGGAGCCGCCGGAGCTTAGATTATACAGATTTCCGCTGGCATCCTTCAGAACGGTGCTGAGCGGAAGGGATGTCATGATCGCCGCGACGACGATGAGACTTCCCGTTGCGGTGGTATGGGTCACAATGTTGATCGGGGCCACCTCATAGACGCCCGGGACCGACAGCGCAGTGCTCCATTCCGAGGGGACGAGATCGTTCGAGATCGAGCTGGCGAGATCAAGGGCAAGCTGTACCGCGGCAGCCTGAGCGCTTGCCTGCGCAGTGGAGGACGCATCGGCGAACAGCGTCACGGTGGCGGTGACGGTATAGTCGATCTCCGTCACGGCGTACGCCGCCACGGTGTCGCAGAGCGGCCTGACGGTGGTGGGTGCGCATGCCGCCAGCACTTCGGCCAGCACGGCCGGGGATGCGATCGCGATGCTGTTCGGAGCAGCGGCGGGCTGCTGGAGAACCGGGCCGGTCAGGACATAGATCGCGATCTGCCCGGGCGCCGGCGTTATCACGTTGGCGTCGATGATCGTTGAATCTGCCGACGCCGCGAAGAACCGGTAGGCGCCCTCGGGGCCGGCCGAACTGTACTTGTTCGGGGACTGCTGGATCCTGGCCCGGTAGTGATCGTCGGTTTCCGGATCGGACCCGTCCGATGTTGTTGTCGTGTTGGTGATGCCCGCCAGCAGGCTGTTGCCGCCGATGATGACGCTGACCTGGCCGGGCAGATAGCCGTTCGCGGTTGATCCAGCAGTCTGGGCCGAAGCCGCGACGGTCAGGACGGTGGTCCCGGCCGGGAACGTGAGAGCCGCCGAGGTCAGGAAGACCTGCGCGCCGTCGGTCGTTCCGACCTGGCTGTTGGCCGGCAGCGTGTAGGGAACCGTCAGGGCGTTCGCCAGCGTGGCCTGGAGCGTCGTGGTGGACGGCTGGGCCGCGAGCCGTGGCGTGTCGGTGAGCTGGCCGATATAGTCCAGCACCGGGTAGGACGCGAAGGCCAAGAGGTTCTGCTGGCCCGTGTATTGGATGGCGTTCCGGACCAGTGTCTCCCGGTAGGCATAGAGGTTGATCAGCAGGCGTTCGACCTGGGCCGGGTAGAGGGTCTTGCCGCTGGCCTGCTCGAACGTCGCGATCATGTCGTTCAGGATCGCGAGCGGATCGAGACCGTCAGAATCGGTCAGGAACGACGGGGCCGGCAGCGTGGTGATCGAGGCGCTCATGCGGGAGTCTCCGCGCGGTCAGTGCGCAGGCGCATCGGCGGGCGGGGCTGCGTCAGCCTTCTTCGCTGTGGCCTTGAGCGTATCGTTCTCGGCCCGGAGCGCAAAGATTTCCGTGCGAAGTTCGACCGTCTCCTGGGTCAACTGCATGACCGTAGCGGCCAGCGCTTGCATCTGCGGAGAGGGGGGCTGTGGGACGGTTTGCGCCGCCGCGATGACGGGAACGAACAGGATGGACGCGATGATGAAACTACGCATGGTGGCTCCTCAACAGTGCGTAACAATGCCTTTGACAGAAGCAAAGCTGGATGTGGGTGTGCCGGAACAGGACACGCCCGCGCTGGTACCGGAGGTGAACGACGCAGAAGTTAGTCCGTTGGGGAAATTGACCACTCCCGTCCCCAGAGCGGTAATGCTGAGGTTCGCGTTCGTTGCGGGGGACGCACCGGCACCAACGACGGTTATGCCCGGGGCTGCGCCTGCACTCCCCACTATTTCGACGCGGGAGTTGTAGTTAGCGACAGTTGGACCGACCATGAAGCTGGGGCCAGCATATTCCGATGTCGTGAAGGAACTCTCGTCCCACAGGATGCCGTTCGACACGGTGAGTTCGGTATCCGTGTTGGATGTCGGGTAGTGGTCGTCCGTTATGAACGCATAGGTCGCCAGTTGCGTGGAGGCCGAAACCGCATTCTGCAGATTGAACCAAATGCCTTTGTAGTAGCCAGGTAGCGCGGTGCTTCCCTCATTCGTTATCTCGACGGCGGCAATGGCCTTGCTTACGTTGGGCCCGATCGTGGACACCTCGATCGAGGCGTCGCCGGGGATGATCCCGCTATGCAAGTTCGTGACGGCCACGACGGCCCCGTGTGCCGCCCCGCTGGTCTGTCCCGCGATGGTCTGCGCCTGGAACACCCCTCCGAATGATTGGGCGCCGTTGACGCCGTTGACGCCCAGGCCGGCGACGCCGTACCCGTCTCCGCCGGCATTCGTCACCGTCGTGGCCCCGTAGACGCAGATCCCGCCGGATGCCTGCGGCAGTGTCATTACGCAGCCGTAGCCGGCGACGCCATTCGGGTAGGTCGTGCTGTTCGGCGAATAGCTGCCCTGTAGGCTGTTTACGAACAGCGTGGCCCCCGCAGAGCCGTTGCCTATCCAATCGGTCAGTATATCGCCACCGTAGCGGGTTCCGCCTGTATAGGTTCCGCTATTCGTCTCTGCCGTTGACGTCATCGCCAGGGCCTGCACAGACGTCAGGCCAGCCGAGACGGTGACCGTTCCGAGGAACGCAGCGTTGCCGCCCGCCTCGAACGTGCTGCCGGCGACGAACGGGCTGGCGGCATAGATGGCCGCCGTTCCCTTGGCGGTCAGGTTCAGCTCGACGTTTGTGTCCGCCCCGATCGCCGCGACTTGCGTGGGCGCTCCGGTAACACTTGGCACCAGCGCCACGCCATTGACCGCGTTGGCGATCGCCTGGATGCTGGCATCAAGGCCACCGGCCTGGTTCACGAACGAGACGCCACCGTCCTGGAACTGCATGCTGATGGAATTCGCGGCTGTCGCCACGGTACTGGTGATGTTGGGTCCGGCCACGTCAGAGGCGTCATGCCACTGGATGATGTGGCCCTTGGCGAGCCGCATCGCATACCCAAAGCCGCTGTAGTTGGTGAGCGCGTTGGCGCCGACAATGATTCCGGTCTGGAAGCGCGCCCCGTTGTCCTTGATGCCAATCGCCTCAGTGGCATCGGTGACGCCGGCATGCGAGCCGCCGGAGGCCAGCCAGAGGGCGATCGTCGAACCATAGACCTCCGGTGAGCCCGGAGACGTGGCCGTGGCCTGCGGGCCGAAATTCACGGCATCGATCTCGCGCCCGAACGCGAGCCCGGAGGAGCCCGACAGTGTCTGCGCCTCATCGTATCCCGCGTAGACCGAGAGGTGGCGGCCGCTTGCGGCGAACACGTCGTCATTGAACGCGAAACCAGCAGTGCCAATCGTAGTCTCCAGCGAGCCGTAGCTGTTGCTGAGCTGCGAGGCCCGGGAGGCTGTCGTCAGGGCGATCTGCCCGTTGGGCGACAGAACGGCGGCATTCGCGCCGGTCACGGGCCAGGCGAGCTGATAGGCCGACCCGCTGGTCAGCCAGTCCGCGGCATAGAGGTGCGTCGTGCCGCTCACCCCGAGCCCCGTGAACGCGCCGGCCGCGTTGTAGTCCTGCTTGGACGCCCACGCATGGTCCCACTGCGAGATGGACCATATCGCCCCTTGTGCCGGGGACTGTCCGATGCCGAAGCCGTTTGTGGGAGCCGGTATTGACTGTGCTGCTGCCGGCAGCGGGCCGATCAGAATCGCGAAAATCGCGAGAAGTTTGCGCACGGTCAGAATGCTCCTGTCCCAAAGGCGCTTGCCCCGAACACGAATCCCGAGGCTCGACTGGGCGCCGCTGTTGCCGCGGCGCCGACCGTCACCGTCGTGCTCTGCACGGTGTTGCCGATCACGATCTGCGGTGCCGTCCCGGCCAGCTTCAGGACCCAGCTCACCGTGACATCGAGGGCACCCGGACTTGCTGCACTGACGGTGCTGGTCACAGACTTCACCGTGATCCGGGGTTCCCAGGTCGCCAGCGCGTTCGTCACCGTCCCGGCGATCGCCGACTGCGCGGCCTGGATTGGCTGGTCGAGGTACTGGGTGATGTCGCAGCCGAACGTCGGTCGGAACGGGTCCTCGCCGGGGATGGTGGTGAGGATGATGGCGATGCACTGGTTGACGTCATCGAGCGCCTGGACGATCGAGCCGATCCCGGAGCCGGTCCCGCCGCCAGCCGTGGCGTCGAGTTCCAGCGACCAGTCGGCCGAGGTCACGTCGGCCAGGGTGGCGGTACCGGACATCACTTACCCCTGCGGACCAGAAGTCGTCGCTCCGCCACTCTGAACATCGCCGTGCACGTGCTGGGTGGCGCTGATCCCGATGGCCACCATGTCGCTGTCGCTGACGATCTGGCCGTGGACCTTGATGGTGCCGTCGCCGTTCAGCTTGATGTAGGAGCCGGCCCTGTCCTGCAGCAGCACGGTGCCATCGCTGGCCAGTGCAATTTCATTGCCGAGCGGGGTATTGATCGTGGCGCTTCCGCTGGTACCAAGCTGGACCGTGAGGGTGTGGGCCGCGGTGTCGTAGACGATGCTGGTGCCGTCGCTGTAGTCGGTCCTGTCCTGGGTATTGGTCGCGGCCTCGACTGGTGCGTCGACGCTCGACCACAGCTCGCCGTCGATGCTGCCGTTCTCGTCGTGCTCGTCGAGCGAGCACTTCACCTGCGCGCCGATCTCCGGTATGTGCCAGTGCTTCGTGCCCTGGGTGCCACGGGTCAGGACCTGGAGCCACCCGCTCTCGATGTTGTCGCGATCCGGGAACCGGACGCGCACGAATCCTTTGTACTGGGCCGTCCCGAGCGCGCTCACGATGCCGCTTCGGAACGTGACGTTCCGCGATTGTGCCCAGTATTTATCTGCCATCGCTCAGGTCCCCGGCGTTACGCCCGGCGAAGATGCGGCCTCGGTAATGTCCGCCCCGACGGTCTGGGCCGCCGTGCCGGTCACCACGATATGCAGCGACAGCGCCGTGACCCACCCCTGGGTGGCGAGCCGGTGTTTGGCTCGCTCAATCATGTAAGTGCTGCTGTCGTACGTACCGAAGCCCGAGACGTTCACTGTCATGCCGGCCCGATAAGTCATGGTTCCAGGCAACGAGATCTCGCCCGTGACCTTGCTCGCGTTGTGCTCGTGCAAGTAGGCTTGCGCGCGCAGTTGCGCCTGCTGGCCGTTCTCGACCCGCTCCACCGTCTTGAGGGTGTCGGCCGTTGGCACGTTGGTGGCGGTCGCGTGGCCGGTCACCAGCGCCTTGGTCGCGGGATCGAAATAGCTGACCTGCGCGGCCTTGTAGGTCTGCCGGCCGAGCGTCTGGTTCTTGAAGTCGAAGTTGATCACTCCCGTGCGGGAAATCGTCCCGACCGGCGCCACCGCTTCCAGTGCCGGGTGGCTGTAGAAGACCAGCTTGTTGTCCCGCACATTGAACTCGTAGTTGTGCGTGCTGGCGAGACGATGCAGGAAGGCAAGATCGGGTTCCAGCGCCTGGGTGACGCGCCCGTAGGGGACATTCGGATCGACGGCATCGCCAACCACCGTGAAGCCGTGCCGGGCCGCCACCGTGCCGGCGATCTGCAA